AACAACCGAAATGTTAAATCAAATTAAAACCCTATTAAATATAGAGGTAAAACTTGAGGAAACAAAATTAGAAAATGGTACTGTTATTAGTGCCGAATCCTTTGAAAAGGGTTCTGAAGTCTTTATCATTACAGATGATGAAAAAATAGCAATGCCAGTTGGTGAATATATCCTTGAGGATGGAAGATTGGTAGTTGTAGAAGAAGAAGGTGTTATTGGTGATGTAAGAGATGTTTCCGATGATGTTCCTGCTAAAGAAGAAACTGAAGATTTGGAAGACAAAAAAGAAGTTACTGAAGAGGGTACTGAAGAAGTAAAAGAAGATGGTGACCTTGCGGAAGTTGGTGACTGGGAAGGAATGGAAAAAAGAATCCAAAACCTTGAAGATGCTATTGCTTCTTTAAAAGGTGAAGTTAAGGCTGAAGATGTTGAAGAAGAATTGGCTGATGAAGGTCAAGGAACTTTAAAATCTCGTACAGTTAAAGAAGAATTTTCTGAAGTAAAAGATGTTGAGCTTTCTGAAGCATCTGCAAAACCGATTAAGCATAATCCTGAAGCAGTAAGTCAACAAAAAACAAAAGTAGAATTTGGTAAAGGTAAATTTACCTCAACATTAGATAGAGTATTAAATAAATTAAACAAATAAAATGAATAAAAGAAACGTAAATCTTGCGACAACTACAAGTATCACTACAACCTATGCAGGTGAATTTGCAGGTGAGTATATCGCAGCAGCATTATTAAGTGCATCAACTATTGATGATGGTGGCTTAACAGTAAAGGCAAACATTGCTTTTAAAGAAGTAATTAAGAAATTGGCAACAAACGCAATCGTAGCAGCAGCTTCTTGTGATTTTTCTCCAACTTCAACAGTAACATTAACTGAAAGAATTATACAGCCAGTTGAACTACAAGTCAATCTACAATTATGTAAGTATGACTTCGTAAATGACTGGGAGGCTCAATCAATGGGTTACGGTAATTCACAAGTTTTACCACCTAAATTTTCTGACTTTATGATTGCTCACGTAGCTGCTGAAGTTGCTCAAAATACAGAGTTAAATATATGGCAAGGTGATACAGGTGCAGGTTCAAACAATTCTTTTGATGGATTTGAAAAACTTATTGCAGCAGCAGTAACAGCAACTGATATTCCTGCAGGACAAATAATCACAGCAGGTACTTTAAGTGCAACTAACATTGTAACAGAATTAAGTAAAGTTGTAGATGCTATTCCTGCATCATTATATGGTAAAGAAGATTTGTTTATCTATATTGGTTCAGCAGCAGCTAAATATTACGTTCAAGCTTTAGGAGGTTTTGGAGCAAATGGTTTAGGAGCGAATGGAGTTGCTAATATGGGAACTCAATGGTGGAACAACGGAAGTCTTACTGTAAATGGAGTTAAGATATTTGTAGCACCAGGAATGTCAGCAGACAAAATATATGCTGCTCAACGTTCTAACCTTTATTTTGGAACTGGGTTACTTAATAGCACTCAAGAAGTGAAAATGTTAGATATGTCTGATTTAGATGCTTCAAACAATGTAAGAATAGTAATGAGATTTACATCAGCAGTACAATTTGGTATCGCTTCTGATTTAGTATCTTACGCATAATTAATAATTAATCAATAGAAAAGGGTAGGTGGGTTTACCTGCTTACCTTTTTTTTTTAAAACACATAAAAATATGGCTTGTTTATTAACCACAGGGAGAAAAGTACCTTGTAAAAGTGCCTTTGGAGGCATTAAAACCGTTTACTTTGCTGACTATGGCACTATCGCAAGTGTTACAGTAGATGCAGGTACAGGAGAAACTGCAATAGTTGATGCAGCTACACCACCAGTATGGTTTGAATATGATGTAAAGGGTGCTTCTTCTTTAGAAACAACTGTAACATCTTCAAGAGAAAATGGAACAACATTCTATACTCAAACTTTAAATCTAACATTAACTTATTTAGATGCTAAAACACAAAATGAATTACAATTATTAGCAGTAGCAAGACCGTATGTAGTGGTTGAGGATTACTATGGTAATAGCTTCCTTTGTGGATTTGATAATGGGATGGAATGCACAGGTGGAACAGTAGTGACTGGAGCAGCAGCAGGAGATTTAAGCGGATTTACTCTAACATTTGAAGGAATGGAAGAAACTGCACCTTACTTTTTATCAACAGCAGTAACAGGTTCAGCATTACAGATTGACCCAACTGCATAATTTATTATTTATTTTATAGTTAAAATCAGAGCATCCTTAATCGGGTGCTTTTTTTTGTTTATACCATTTTACAAATAAGTATTTTTTTAACGTTATATAGGTAATGATTATATTAAATACATCTGCAACAGGACAAAGCTTATCTGTAATACCAAGAAGTTACTTGAGTACCTTTACTTTAGAAATCAGAGATGATAGCACTAATGTAATAAAAGACTATTCAATTACGACAGGGGTAACAGTAGGTAATTATTTAAACTTTGATAATATATTTAGCCCTATATTAGTTGAAGGACATTTTTACGATTTAGAATTATTTACTGATTCAAATAAAACAGACAGTATATATAAAGACAGAATATTTTGTACTGACCAAGTTATCGACCAAGAAACTAATGAATATTACAATTTAAACGAAGGTCAATACACATCATATAATGGTTATGATAATACTTATATAGTGATATGAAAGAAAAGTTAAGAAATAGTAAAGGACAGTTTAAAAAGGTATCTAAAGTTTCAGAGTTTGGTATCGTTAATTTAAGCACCTACACAAGTCCTGAAGTTAAGGAAGTAAATGGTGAAGATTGGATTGAATATGGTGCTGATAATGATTATTTTCAATACTTAATAGACCGTTTTAATGGAAGTCCTACTAATAATGCTGCTGTTAATGGCATTAGCCAAGCTATATATGGAAAAGGATTAAATGCTACTGATTCAAATAGAAAACCTAATGAGTACGCACAGATGATTTCTTTGTTTAAAAAGGATATGGTGCGTAAATTGTGTTATGATTTAAAATTAATGGGACAATGTGCTTTTCAGGTTATTTATTCTAAAGATAGAAGCAAGATTGTACAATTAGAGCATATGCCTATTGAAACATTACGTGCTGAAAAATGTAATGAAGATGGGGATATACCTGCTTACTATTATTTCAATGATTGGGCTAATATTAAAAGAACAGACCAACCATTAAGAATACCTGCTTATGGTATGTCAAAAGAAAACATTGAGATTTATTATATAAAGCCTTATAAAAGTGGTTTTTATTATTATTCTCCTGTGGATTATCAAGGTGGGCTTCAGTATGCTGAACTTGAAGAAGAAGTTTCTAACTTTCATTTAAACAATATAATGAATGGTCTTGCACCATCAATGTTGATTAATTTTAATAACGGAACACCAAACCAACAAGAACGGCAATTAATAGAAACAAAGATTGCACAGAAGTTTTCAGGGACAAGTAATGCGGGGAAATTCATACTCGCCTTTAATGACAATAAGGAAAGTCAGGCTGAAATAACACCTGTTCAATTATCGGATGCACACAATCAGTATCAGTTTTTAAGTGAAGAAGCAACATCAAAGATAATGGTTGCTCACAGGATTGTAAGTCCTATGTTATTAGGTATTAAAGATGGTTCAGGATTAGGTAACAATGCAGAAGAAATTAAGACGGCTTCGCTTTTAATGGATAACACCGTTATAAGACCTTTTCAGGAACTTTTAATAGATTCCTTTGATAACGTACTTGCTTACAACGATATTAGCTTAAATCTATACTTTACGACCTTACAGCCATTAGAATTTACTGAAGTAGATAAGTCAATTCAAGACAAAGAAACTATTGAAGAAGAAACTGGTGTTGAAATGGAACAAACCAGGTTAGCGAAACAGTTAGAAGACTTCGGTGAAGATGAAGATTTAGAAGGGTGGGAATTAATTGATGAAAGAAAAGTTAATTATGATGAAGAAGAAGAACTTGATTATCAAATAAACGAGTTAAATAAAAAACCTCAAAGCTTACTTTCTAAAATATGGAACTTTGCAACTACTGGAACAGCAAGACCAAATGCTAAATCAAAGCAAGATGAAGATATTGATGATGTTCAATTTAAAGTACGTTATCAATATGCACCTTTAGTTGTTAATGAAAATAGCAGGGAGTTTT